AAGCAGTAAGCTTTTTAATACATAACTTTGAAGGAATTGAAAAACACATGAGCCTTCAAAATTATCATGTAAGCGTAGGTGATTATGATATTGATAAAGATGAAATTGATTATCCTGTTGGAAGGCAAGATATACATTTTGTACCAGTTATATCAGGAGCAGGATCAGGAACTAGAAAATTTATTATAGGAGCAGTATTAATTGGAGTTGCGATTACGTTACCAGGAGCAGCACCAGCCTTAGGTTTCGGGGGATTTACCGCTGGAGCAGCAGGAGCTAGTGCCTTTTCTGTCGCTTTAGGAAATATCGGTCTTGCATTAGTGTTATCAGGTGTAAATGATATGTTGTTTTCATCAGAGGAACCTACTGAAGAAGAAGATCCTAGAATATCATTTAGTTTTTCTGGGGTGCAAAACACATCACGGGCAGGAACAAGCCATCCAATAGTTTACGGTGAAATAGTGACAGGATCGGTTCTTATCTCAGCAGGTGTTGACACTAATCAGGTATCAGCATGACAGATAAAATTATTAGAGGTGCTTTCTTCGGATTATTTGGGCCTCCAAAGCCTCCAAAGCCTTTTAAAGCTCCTGATACACTTAATAGTAAACAGTTTGCTACTTTACAAGATCTAATATCAGAAGGAGAAATTGAAGGTTTTGCAACACCATCAAAGGCAGGACTAACAAAAAATACACCTGCCTATAACAATGCAGCATTAAAAGATGTGTTTTTAAACAATACTCCTGTTTTAAGTTCAAATGCTAGTAATACAAGTCCACAAACAGCAGACTTTAATTTTCAAAATGTAGAGTTTACTCCTCGTTTTGGGACTTCAAATCAAGTTCATATCTCAGGTATAGAGGGTAGTGAATCTGTATCTAGTGTTGGGGTTAAGGTAGAAGCATCAACTCCTGTAACTCGTCAGATAACAAATACACTTGTAGATGCAGCAAAAATTGTAGTTACCTTTCCATCTTTACAAAGATTTACTGATGAAGGAGATATTTATGGTACTTCTGTCTCTCTAAAAATACAGGTTCAATATAATGGTGGAGGGTTTTCAGACGTTATTACGGATACTGTAAAAGGTAGAAGTGCAGATGCTTATCAAAAACAATATAGAGTTACTTTTACAGGTGCGTTTCCTATTGATGTAAGAGTTGTAAGAGAGACTGCCGATAGTTCTTCTGGACAATTACAAAATGACTTAATTTTTACATCATTAACTGAAGTTGTTGATGATAAACAAAGTTACCCAAATAGTGCTTATGTAAATTTAAGAATTGATTCGGAACAGTTTAGTTCTATTCCAAACAGGTCATACCGTATTCGTGGAGTTAAAGTTAGGATACCTGGCGCAGGAGCTTCTAATTCTGGCACTCCTACTGTTGATACACAAACAGGAAGAGTTATTTATCCAAGTGGTTACATATTTAATGGAACAATGGGTGCTGCTCAATGGTGTTCTTGCCCTTCTTTAATACTGCTTGATCTCCTTACTACTGAAAGATATGGCTTTGGAACGCATATCACTGACAGTAACCTAGATTTATTTAGTTTTATTTCTGCTAGTAAATATGCGAATGAATTAGTAGATGATGGATTTGGAGGGCAAGAGGCTAGATTTAGTTGTAATGTAAATATACAGGGATCTACAGAAGCATTTAAGTTAATAAATGAATTAGCTGGGGTAATGAGATGTTTTCCTATTTTTTCAGAAGGTTCTGTTTTTATTAGTCAAGACAGACCCACCGATTCAACATATTTATTTAGTTTGGCAAATGTTGGAGAAGGTGGTTTTAGTTATGCGGGAAGTAGTTTAAAGCAACGTAATACCGTAGTTAACGTCAGTTATTTTAATATGGATAGTAGAGAGATAGATTATGAAGTTGTAGAAGATACTGCTGCACAAGCTAAGTTAGGCATAATTAAAAAAGATATTAAGGCTTTTGCTTGTACTTCTCGTGGGCAGGCTCAAAGACTCGGTAAGGCTATACTTTTTAGTCAGCAAAATGAGACTGAAATAGTTACTTTTACAACATCAATAGACGCTGGTGCGATTGTAAGACCTGGTTCTGTTATTTCTATTAACGATCCAGTGAGGGGAGGTGAACGTAGAAGTGGTCGCATAAAATCTGCTACAACCACTGCTATAACAGTAGATAATGTTAAAGATCTTGATACTTTTACAGGTACAAATAAAAAATGCAGTGTAATATTGCCTAATGGATCAGTAGAAACAAAAAACATACTAAGTGTTGTTAATAATGTAATAACCTTAGATTCTGCTTTGTCTAGCACACCAAATGTGAATAGCATTTGGTTAGTTCAAAGCTCTACTTTAGAAGCTCAAACTTTCAGAGTAATTACTGTTGAAGAGCAAGATGGAATCAATTTTACAATTACAGCACTTACTTATCTCGATGCAAAATACAATAATATTGAACAAGGTATAAGTTTACCTGCAAGGAATATTTCTTTGTTAAATGAACTTAAACAACCCCCTGCTAATCTACAAGCTTCAGAAAGAATCGTAATTATAAATGCTTTAGCAGTTACTAAATTAATTGTATCTTGGGTTTCCGTCACAGGTGTTAGTCAGTATCTAGTGCAATACAGATTTAACAGCACCAATTGGGTTAGCGAAGTTGTATTTAGACCAGACTTTGAATTAATGAACACTGAAGCTGGTATTTATGAATTTAGAGTTTTTTCCTATAATTCTGGTTTAAAATTATCGGCAACTTCTACTGATATTACTTTTAACGCTGTTGGAAAAACAGAACCACCTGCTAATGTTCAAAATTTATCTATGGAACCAATAACTAATAAATTAGTAAGGTTAAGATGGTCAAAATCTGTTGATCCTGATGTTCTTCACGGAGGACGAGTTTATGTGAGGCACAGTAATTTAACCGATGGAAGCGGTACATTTCAAAATTCTGTTGACCTTGTTACTGCCCTTGCTGGTAATACTACAGATGTGATTTTACCAAGTTTAGAGGGAGAGTATATTTTGAAATTTCAGGACGATCAAGGAAACTTTAGTGTGGGAGAGACTTCAGTAATTCAAGACTTACCTGACCTCATAGATACTCAGGTGATATTACAGGATAGAGAAGATTTAGATAGCCCTCCATTTCAAGGTGTAGATACTAATACAACATTTAATACTACAACAAGTGCCTTACAACTTACGAATCCAGCTACGAATCAAACGGGAGAATATGCTTTTAAGGATATTTTAGATTTAGGTGCTGTATTTTCTCTTGATCTAAAAAGAGTTATTCGTTCTGTAGGTTTCGTTATAGGAACAGATATTGAAACAATTATTCCAAGTGGGTCTTTTTGGGATGATTATGCACAAGATGGTAATTTCGATGGTACAGCTGCAAATGAAGCAAATTGTCAGATACAAGTAGCAACATCGCAGACAGCATCAGGTACTTTTGGTGCATTTAATAACTTTGCAAATGGAACATTTAAAGGTCGTAGATTCAAATTTAAGCTTATTTTAGAGACAACAAATGTCTCTCAAAATATGAATTTACAACAAGCAGGATATACAGCAGAGTTTCAATCGAGAACAGAACAAAATTACCAAACAGGAGGAGGGATTTCTACTGCACCGCAACAATCTGGTACATCATCTTCTGGTAAGACAGTGACTTTTGGATCACCATTTTTTGTGGGTACTTCTTCTTTAGGAGGGGCAAATGCTTTCCTTCCTTCTGTTGGAATTACGATTCAAAATGCACAGTCAGGTGATTTCTTTACTATTACAAATGTTTCTGGTACTCAATTTACAGTAACAATTAAGAATGGTTCAAGTTTTGTAGATAGATCTTTTACTTTTTCGGCTGTAGGATATGGTAAAGGAGTGTAATTAGTAATTTATGTCTCAA